CAATGGAACCAGTTGGTTCAGTTCTACCAAACTCTGGGCTGGATCAAGCTCTAATCTCTGGACCTTTGGCACCACCAGCCTGGCTGGTTTGGCCTGGACCAAGGCAGGCAGTACCTGGTTGACCGGCATAGGAACCCTGTTTGGAACCGTGCTAAATGTAGGCGATAGATTGGCTCTGGTCTATACCAGCACTACCACAACCTATACGGTTACAGCCGTGACCAACAATAACCTGGTTCAGGTTACACCGGCTTTTGTAAATAATAATCTTAATCTACTACCCCTGACAGGAACAGCAGCCGTGGGTGTTGGTAATGTAACCATTACGGGCACAAGCAGTATATTTACCAAGGAACTATTATTGGGTCAGAGCATTACCCTGACCAGTTCCAACACAGCTACCAGCTATGTAATCACAGGCATCATAGATGACAGTACCCTAACCATTAATCCAAGTCCAGTAGATAGTTATACCAGCACTACCATTTATGGAGTTACAGGCATACCTGTTTATTATAGAAAACCCGCGGCTCAGCAGGTCAATACAACCAGCATTACGGTATATGGTGCAGCTGGTGGCCCAGCCACCAGTGTAATAGTTCGAGTCATACAGATTGGTCCAGTGGCGCCAAATACCGTGAACTATGTCTTGGACAATGTACAATTAGCCAGTAATCGCTATCAGACTACCCAGGGAACTGTAAACATCAGTGTAGCAGTTAGTTCAAATTCTACGCTAAATATAAGCGATAATGACTTTTTTACCGTAACCACCATAGGTATCTGATAAATAAAACATAGAATACGAGGAAACAAGCATGGCCATAGTCACAAGTAAATTCAGAGTTAGCGCAGCCTCAGGTTTTGCTAGCACCTTTTTAACCGATAAAATCTATCTGGTTCTGGGTCGTCCTCAGAGCTGGGACAACAGCATTGGTCCTAATTTTCAGTCCCAGGCGTCTGGTACGGTTACTGACAATAATCCACCAAATCCTGTGGATAATTATCTGAATGAATATGCGTTTTGGCGCGATGCCATGGCTGGTGTTAAGCTGACCTATAGTAATCTCAGACTGGTCACAGGTCGCAACAACTGGAGCAGTGGCAGCAGATATGACATGTATCAGCATGATATCAGCAATGCCAATCCAACCACCAACAATGCCTATGTACTAGACGACAGTAACTTCATAGTCTATGTTACATCATCGGGCGCAGTCTACAAGTGCCTATACAATGGTAAAACTGCGGCTCTGTCCAGTACAGTCAGCACAGCCATACCAACAACTACATCAGCAGCTCCACAACAGACCAGCGATGGCTATGTTTGGAAATACCTGTATACCATTACCAGTGCCGATGCTGATTTTGTAACGGCTAATTACATTCCCGTACCCGTAACCACCAGCGTAAGCAATGTCAATGGCATAGATGTGATCTATGTTACAGCAGCCGGCAGTGGATATTCGGGCAACCCAAGCGTTACCATCTATGGTGACGGTCAGGGTGCTACAGCTACTGTGGTTACCAGCGCAGGCAGCATTTTAAAAATTAATGTAACCAATTCAGGATCAGGTTATACCTGGGCCAAGGTAAAATTTAATGGTGGTGGTACTCCAACCACAGCCAATGCCATTGCAGTACTGGCTCCTACAGGTGGTCATGGAGCAAATCTAGTCTACGAAACCAATGCTCATAATGTCATGATTACAGGCACAGTAAGCGGTTATGAACAAAGCGACTTTCCTGTGAATCAGGACTTCCGCAGTGTAGCTTTGGTCAAGAACCCCAGTGCTTATACAACCAGCTGGGTCACCAGTTTTGGTACAACATATGCAGCTACATCGGGCAGAATTCTTAAAACCCTGACCATGACCAGCACAGCTACAACAGCTCCGGTCAATGATACCACACTGGTGGGCAGTAACAGTGGTGCTCAGGGCATATTTGTATTCCAAAGTTCTAGCACTGTGCAATTACAGTACATACAACCCGTGGCAGCTGAAACACCTGCCAACATATCTGACACCATCATTGACACTGCGGGTACAGGTCAGTTAAAACAATTTGTAAATTTTGAAACCATCACAGGCACGGGTTATAGTCAGGTCATAAATTCAGGCAATGGTATTTCAGCAGTACTACCAGAAATTCAACCCTATTCAGGTCAGCTGTTGTATTTAGATTATCGCCAACCAGTTACTCGTTCTGCAGGTCAAAACGAAAAGATAAATATCGTCATAAACTTTTAATTCAAGGTAAACCATGGCACTTAAGTTTAGCATAACACCCTATTTCGACGACTTCGACGAAACCAACGAGTATTACAAGGTACTGTTCCGTCCAGGAGTAAGTGTACAGACCCGTGAAATGAACACCATGCAGAGTATCCTGCAGAACCAGGTTAGCAAGGTTGGTGATCATTTATTTAAAAACGGTAGCATGGTCATACCTGGTCAGGTCAACTACAATAATAAATTAAATTATCTAAAAGTAGCAGCAGTAAATCTAGGCTATGACCCAGACACAGGTGAACCTTTGACTCTGGCTGATCTGGTAGATTGTTATGTAACTCAGTATGCCGATGGATCTGGTGTCAAAGCTCAGATTGTCAATGCCATAGATGCAGACGCAGCAACTGGTGATCCAATCACACTGCAATTATTATACACCAGTGGTAACGAAACTGCGGATCTAACCCTGACTGACAAGGTATTTGCAGCAGGCGCTACTTTATATGTGGTGTATCCTCTGGGATCATCGGTGCCAGATGCTACCCGAACCATTACGGTTAGTTCAGGCTCAGGCATCAATGGCAGAACCATTGCAGCAGGTATTCAAAAGGGTGTGTATTATTGGAATGGTTATTTTGTTACAGTTCCAACTTCCAGCGTTGTAGTTAAAAAATATGCCGATGATTTAGGTGCTGTTAATGCTAAAATTGGTATTAAGTTTTCAGAAAGTGTGGTTACTGTAGACAGTACCTATACTCAGCCTACCAGCAGCATTATTGCGGTTACTCAGTTGACCTATAACAATGGTGGTGACGATAATCTCTATGACAATGCAGCCGGTACTCCAAACTTTGCAGCTCCAGGAGCTCATCGCTATAAGATTACGCCTAGCTTTATCATTACTGGTTTAGAAGACAGCCCAGAAAACTTCTTTGAATTAATTCGCGTTCAGGAAGGCATATTACAGAATCAGGTCATAGGCACACAGTATAACATACTAGAAGAAACACTGGCTCGCAGAACCTTTGAGGAAAGCGGCAACTATGTGGTGGATGACTTTAAATTTAACATACGCGAAGCTCGTAAAAACGATCGAGGCAGCTGGGCAGTGACCCAGGCCTATCAGGTCAAGGATTTGACACAGAGTTCAGTCACTGGATTTACCAGCAAATACTGGGAATGTATTCAGGCTGGTGTCAGCGGCACAGGCGAACCAGCTAATTTTAGTTTTGCTGGCATTGACGAAAGTACAGTCATAACCGATGGTTCAGTTAAATGGCGTCTTGTAGCCAATCCTGTAAGCAATCAGGGTTATGCTAAAACTGGTTCTAGCAGCAACCTGGTAACTACCTTTGGTGTAGGACGTGCATTTGTGCAGGGTTATGAAATCAGCAAAACAGCCAACAGTTATGTAACCATACCCAAGGCTCGTGATACCCGCACCGAAGCCAAACGCAACATCAATGTGCCACAGGGCAATTATGTTTATGTAAACAAGGCCTATAGCTGGGGGTTCCCAGACATTGGATCAGCTCCTCAGATTTTATTATATGACCGATTTGCCAACAATCTATTGAATAAATTTGGTTATGGTAACATAGTAGGAACAGCTCGAATTAACTGGATTGAAAATGATGTTCGAGGCGGTCTCAAAGTCAGCCTAAACAACATCAAAATGAATCCAGGCAAGGGTTTTGACCGAGACGTAAATCGTTTTGTAGTTCCAGATCCAACTACCAGCAACGTAACCACAACCAGCTTTACCAATACTGCTCTGGTCAGATATGCTGGTAACAGCACCAGCTCATACCTACAGATTGGTGGTACAGCTAACTTTGCTGTTTCAAGTTACAGTGGTACTGGCACATTTACCGTAACTGGTACATTGACTGCTTTTGCTTCCGAACTACAACTAGGCGACGTACTTACCTTTGGTAGTGCAGGTTTTGCTACCACCAGCAGCTGGACCATTACCAGCATCAATGCCGGTCAATCTAGCATTACTATCTCTGGACCAAGTGTAGCCGGCGGTGCAGTACAAACAAGTATCTACGTGAGATTCCCAGCAGGTACTGTTTATGGCCAGGCAACTGGTAATGCTGCAGGTATATCAACCCGATTCCAAAGTGAATATCGCGTAGGCGACACCATCTGGATGGTCAATGCTACCAATCAGAACACAGGTACTGTACTAAGCATCACGTCTGAAAACCGCATGATAGTCAGCAGCACCATGAGCAGCATCAGCACTGCAGTCAGCCATGGTAACTATTATTCAGGCCGAACCGCAGCATTCTGCGCTGACATCTGGAGTAACTACCAGTTAGGTATCAATGCTCGTAAATTTACAGGATTGTTTACCCTGAGTGATTATTCAGGTGGTACAACAACTGTGGGACTGCACAATGCGGTTCGTATCACGGGTTCCAATGATGCCAAGTTAATTCAGGAAATGGCCATCAATGATTACTGTGATATCAATGGTAATAGATTGTTCGTAACCAAAATTAGTTCCAACACTGTGGCCTATGGCATCAGTTTGGACAGCACAGTTGCCACAGGTTCTACTCAGTATCCAGCCTTTAAGGTAAATGCTAACCTGCAGGAAACTTCCAGTAATACATTATTGTTCCCAGTAGCCAATCTAAATGCTGTAAGCAGCCTAGCCAACAACATCTATACAGCCTACAAATCACAAGCAGCCGGCGGCGTAAGCCTATCAGGTAACACACTTACCCTGACTCTGGCCAGTGCCACAGGTACGGCATCTGCTGAACAGGCCATAACAGATCCAACAGTGTATTTGGTCAGCAATGATGGTAGCAATGCACCTACAACCAGTTATACAGTCAGTACTGTCAGTGTTAGCAGCAATGTTATTACCTTAACCGTAAATGGTTCATTTGCTGGTACAGCCATCAGAGTATTATTCCCAGTCATCAAGGGCAGTGCCAATGCCAGCACCCTGGGTGGACTAAGAACCAAAACTCTAACTTTCAATCAGAACGATGATTACCTAAGCAGTTCAGTGGCCAATGTAAACAGATTACAGTTAAGCAAATCCGACATCTACAGAGTGGTTAAAATCTACATGGCTTCAACTGGTTATGTTGCTAGCTGGAATGCCACCATACAGAGCTCAGCCGTGGATGTAACACAACGCTATGTGCTGGACAATGGTCAAAGAGATTGTTTCTATGACATTGGAGCACTAACACTTAAAGAAGGTTATCCAATCCCTAGTGGCAGTATCCGAGTATTTTACGATTACTTTGAACATGGCAGTGGTGATTATTTTGCTCGCAGCAGTTATAATCCACTAACCAATCCTTATGAAAATATTCCAACCTATAACAGCCGTAATCTAGGTGACTATCTGGACTTCCGTAGCAAGATTGATCCAACCACAGGCAATCTGAGCAATGCAGCACCTCCTCGATTCAATACATTCTTCAATGCCGACATCAGTTACTACCTGGGTCGCAAAGAAATGATATTCCTGGATCAGACTGGAACATTCTTCCATACCAGCGGAGCTTCGGATACCAATCCAGTACTGCCCAAGGTAGCTGAAAACAATGGCAGCATTAACCTTTACAATCTGACCCTGAGTCCATATACCAATAGTTCACAATATCCTGACGTAGGTGTTGAACGCTTTGATAATCGTCGCTATACCATGAGAGACATAGGTCGTATTGAAAAACGCGTGGGTAACCTAGAAGAAACAACAGCTTTAAGTCTATTAGAAACCAAGGCAGCAGCTCTGCAGATCCGTGATGCTTTAGATCCTACCCTGGAAAGATACAAGACTGGCTTCTTTGTAGACAGCTTCAAGGACAATTCAAACGCAGAAAATGATGGTGATGCTCGTTTTAGTCTGGATTCTCTGGCTCAGACCATGCAGACCAATATTAGCTATCAGAGTATACCTCTAATTGAAAAAACCAACTATGTTAGTGCTACCTATACCAGCAGCGAATTAACTGCGTTGGGTGTGGCTCGTACTCAGGACAACTATCAGGTCACAGGTGGTTTATTAACACTTAACTATACAACTGCCACCATGATCAGCCAGGCACTGGCAACCACCAGCATTGCGGTTGCTCCATTCCTGACAGCTACATTCATAGGTAGTCTAGTTGTTAGACCTGACACCGACATCTATGAAGATGTTACCACAGTAAACCAGATTGTATCATTTAGTTCCAATCTGACTGCTGCTGCTCTTAACAAAGCTGTAGCTGATCTCAGAGCCTGGTGGAGCCGTCCATATCGAGTAGATACCCAGGTTGTAAACGTGTATCTGGATACTACCCGTACAGCTACCCTGATTCCTTGGTGCCGAGCCAACACCATACTGCTCAAAGCAGTTGGTATGAAACCCAATTCTAAATTATATACATTCTTTGATGATACTCAGATTGAACCCTACATGAGTGGTGCTGTTAAATTAACCTTTGACGCCATGCCATTCCTGGATGTAGACAGCCAACGCGGTTCAGCCAATAGCGAATGGCCTCGTTGGAGACAATTATATGTAAGTGCAGACGTACAAGAAGTTACACGCTGCTACACAGTGCGAGTTGGTCGTCGTGGTTGGGCCTGGGCCTATGACTATGGTTGGTTCCATAGAACATTTAAACCACTGGATTTTGAAACCAGCATACCTAGTTCAGCAACTCGCGATGCATTTAGACTGGCACTGGGTGCTGGACCAGTAGTATACTACTACGAAGGTTCAACCTGTGTAGGCTCTGGTGTTATTGCTCATCAGGTTGGAAACAAATGCTACCTGGTAAATGCTCGTGGTAAGTTGGCTAGCAATTACATACGCAGCAACGGAACCGTTGATTATAGCGGTGGTAATTTCTATGTAAGTATCAACAATTCAGAACTGCGCAAGGTATATGCCAAGGCAACAGTTGCCAATGCTCTTACACAAGACAGTAGTGGTTACATTTATACCGATGAATATGGTGTGGCTCTGGCATTGTTAGACTTGCCAAACACCGACACAACCAGATTCATTACTGGTAAGAAACCAGTCATAATGACCGATAGTTCCACCAATGACCCAGACAACTGGACCAGCCGAGCCGAAGCCAGCTATACAGTTCAGGGCTTTGATGTATTAATCACCAATAACTATTCAGCCACTCAGAGCTATGTGCTAAGACCCTATGACCCAATTGCTCAGACTTTTGTGGTGCCAGATCAGTACAAGAATGGTGCATTTATCACAGACATCGATGTGTTCTTCCATAGCAAACCTGCCCTGGAAAAAGCTCCTGTAAGTCTAGAGTTGAGAACCTGTGACAGCACTGGTCGCCCCAGTGGTGTGGAAATGGTTCCAGGAACTGCGGTCACCAAATATCCTGATGATATTACAGTGGACAGTACCTATGGTCAGACTCCTACCAAGTTTACATTTAAACAACCTGTGTATCTGCAACCTGGTAAAAACTATGCGTTCGTTCTTAGATCTGATACTAAAAACTATCGCGTCTGGATGGCGACCCTGGGCAAACAGGATGTATACAACACCAATCAGACCTATACAACTAACTATACTTTGGGTTCGTTGTTTAAATCTCAGGACGGTACTTTATGGACCGAGGATCAGCTCAGTGATCTGAAGTTTAACATTAGTCGTGCAGTGTTCAATACTGCCACACAGGGCGCAACTTTCCGCGTGGTCAACCATAGCCTAGAGACAGCTCAGTTGCCAAGCAATCCATTGCTGTTTACTCATGGTAGCAATAAGATCCGAGTAGGTCATAAGAATCATGGTTTTGCATCTGGTGATACAACCAGACTGTACAGTGCTTATTATGCTGCGCAGTTTGCCATTAACAATACTACCACCCTGAATGGCATACCAGTAGGAGAATTATTTGGTGCCTATACATCAGGTTCAAGCATCAGTTATAGACCAGCTGATACAGATCCAAGACAATACATTTCAGATGTTACCCTGGATACCTATACCATTACAGTTAGTAGTGTAGCTAACCTGGGTGCAGCAGCCAGCACCGGTTTGACTCAGCTAACCGGCGGTGGCGCAGACATCTATGGCAACAGCAACATACTTTATCACGTTGTTAAACCAAGTGCGCGTGTATTAACATTCCAGCCAACTACATTAAGTCTGACTGGTCAGCTCATGAGAGGCTTTAACTATGATACCGATAGCAGTGCTCCACCAGTTCCCTATACCTGGTTTACCAAATCACTGAACATCAATAACTATAACATTCTGGATACCAGTTGCATCATCCTAGCTCCAACCAATAGTTATGACCGAGCAGATACCAGCCTAAGTGTTACAGCCGGTGGTATCAGTCAGCTCTGGACCGATAGCTTCATAGGTACATTTAATCTAACAACAACTGATGACGCAGTTAGCCCAGCAGTTGATTTAACCAACATATATCTGGATCTGACCACACATAGAATTGACAATCCAAGCTATGCCAGCCGTTTGGGCAATGTATTACCAGCCATAGGTTCAACCAGCACAGTCCTGGTCATAGACACTCAGGTATCAGGTAATACAACAGTAAGCTTTGATGGTAACTTTAAACAGATCAATACCACAACTGATAACCTGTTCCAGAACATTGTTCCAGGTCGTTATATTACAGTCAGTGGTTCTACAGTGGCTGGTAATACCTATACCAGCCAGGGACTGTTGGTAACCGCAGTCAGCCTGGGTGGACGTCAGTTAACTGTTAGCGGAACTCTGGCTACAGCAGCTGCTGGTGATGCCATAACCATTAGACAATACAATGACTTCACCGAAGAGTTTACTAATCTGAATGCTGCTGCCGAAGGTAAATACATCAGCACCATAGTTAACCTGAAAAACCCAGCCAGCCAGCTTAAATTAATTGTTGAAAGTTGTGTGCCTAGTGCAGCTGATTTTGACATCTATTACAAGACCGGTGCTGCAGGTGCAGATTTTAATACCATTAATTGGGTTCGCTATGTTGCTCCACTACAGACCAACCAGCTCAGCAGCTATGCTACCATAGCCAAGTCTGATCAGCGTGGTGTGTATACCGATGTTACATTCAACATCAGTAACTATGACAACACCTATACACCTGTGGACATAACACCATTTACAGCCTTCCAGGTCAAGCTTGTAATGCGTAGTAGCAATGCTGCTAGAATTCCACAATTCAGGAACCTCAGAGTCATAGCTCATGCATAATGATGAA